TTTACAGGTGAACCCTATTGACGAATAGGGCTACGGACATCCGGGGTAATAAGCCCCACCTTATACAGCCTTATATTTTGATATATAAAAATTAGGAGCGCACAATGATTTTGATGATAAGAGCACTACTGATTGCGGCGCTGGCCGCAACGCTAAGCGGTTGCACAAACGGCGCATTTACGCCGACCGAGGAGGCTTCTGTGGCTAAGTTGGCACAAGACGCACGTAGAGGCGCTGCGCGTGAGGCGCTGTTTGTAAAGTGCATGGAGCTGGCCGCCAAAATGCCGCGCCAATCGGACGACGATGTGGCTGACGTGGTGAGTGAGTGCTCGAAACAACCGAGCTACATGACGAACTATGTGCGGTAGCGCGCCTAGCATGAAATACTATTTACCTGACTACAACTTTGCAGTAGAGAAATATAAAGGGGGCTGGATTATGCTGCATAAGGTCAGTGATGCGGTATTAGCGACAACACCGGAGCAGACTGAGGCTATATTGCAATGGGCTGAAAACAACAAAAAAAAATATGACGAATTGGTTAAATTATCATTAAAAGAGCTAGGGGCGCATTTACAAATACGCTGGAACAAAACAGACGACCCAGAATGGCCGCTGGAAGTAGTTTACAAACTTTTCAAACAGGGTGAGACTAAAGAACTGGATAGGCTACTTGCAAAAGAAAGCTATCCTAAACTCGCCCCATGCCGGACAATAACGGGGAAAAAGTACGCACAAATTCCGGGAGTATGGAAAGAGCGAATAAAAGCAGACGCGGAAACAATGGCGCTGCCTGTTTATGTTGTTGACATTGATGGCGACCCTATAAAGTGGAATGGTTAAGTGTTGCAAAAACCGCATAATTGTGTAGAATAAATCTATCTATAGTAAAAAATGGATAGATTAGATTTACTCGCAAAGCTGGCTGAGTTTGCCGCGCCCAAGTTGGCAAGGACTGAGCTTGTCGGGGCTGAAGGCGGTCCTGTTCAAGTGCAAGAGACACGCAGAACAATCGTAGACCCAAAGAATGACCGCAGTTCTTGATATTCCTACGCCACGGTGGGCTGTTCCATTATTGCAGCCAGCCAGATACAAAGGTGCATGGGGTGGCAGGGGGTCTGGAAAATCTCACTTTTTCGGTGAGTACATCATTGAAGAACATATACTTAACCCGGATGATGCAACAGTTTGTATACGGGAAATTCAAAAGTCTATAGATCAGTCAGTTAAGCGTTTGCTAGAGCAAAAAATCGTCAAACTTAATGCTGGTGATTATTTTGAAGTGTTGGATAAGGCCATTCGCAGCCGTCGCGGGGTTGGTGTTATCACTTTCCAAGGTATGCAAAACCATACAGCCGATTCGATAAAGTCGTTGGAAGGTTATAAACGCGCTTGGGTCGAAGAAGCCCAAACATTGAGCCAATACAGCCTGGATTTGTTACGCCCAACTATACGAATGCCGGGTTCTGAAATGCTTTTTAGCTGGAACCCAAGATTCAAAAGCGACCCAGTGGATGTGTTTTTTAGGAAAAAGAAACCAGACAACGCCATTGTTGTAGCGGTGAACTGGAACGATAATCCTTGGTTTCCTGATGAACTTCGTCAAGAAATGATTGACGATTTTGAGCGAGACCCAGATAAAGCCGAACATATATGGAATGGTGCTTATGGCGCAACTCAGGGCGCGATTTTGGCTCGGTGGGTTAATCAAGCCATTCGAGAAGGAAGGGCAACACCCGATGTAAATTTTGACCCGGACGGGGCAGGAATTGAAGTTTCGTGTGACCTTGGTTTTAGGGATACCGCTTCTTTCTGGTATTGGCAGCGCACACTTGGAGGCTTTCGCGTGCTGGCATACGATGGCGATACGGGTTTGGATGCGGACGACTGGATACCACGAATCCGTGACAAGATTATTGAATTGGGAGCAGGTAAAAAGCTTGGTCGAGTATGGTTGCCTCATGATGCACGAGCCAAGACTTTTCAAAGCAAGCACACGACAATCGAACGATTTGCCCAAGCTTTCGGCACTGACAAATGCGCTATCGTGCCTCAATCCAAAAAACTAGACCAGATCAGCGCAGCACGCGCCGTACTTCCAAAATGCAAGTTTAACTCTGAATTGTGCGAGGCTGGAATGGATGGGTTGATAGCATGGGAGTACGCATACAATGAAGATTTAGGGGTTTTTAGCCGTGAACCATTGCATAATTGGGCAAGCCATCCAGCTGATGCTTTTGCCTACGGCGCTCAAATAATGCAGGAATTAACACCAAAAGAACCCGAAAAACCCGCAAAATTCAACATAAAAGCACAAAACGGTGTCATAATTACAGCACCTTTAGATGAATTATGGCAAGACGTTAAACGCCAACAGGAAAGATACTAATGTCTATATTTACAGTATCAGCAGAAGTAGTGCAATTAGGAACTGGCGCTATTCAGCCGACAGACACATTTCAGAACGGTGTGCTTTTATCTGGTGATTTGAACAGGGCTATTTCAACTGGTGGTGATGAGTACGCTAACGGTCTTCTAATGACTGACGCTGGCCAGATTCGATACGTTGATGCGACTGCTGGACTTCCTGTAGATGTGGTGTGGTCTAACGGACTTCCCAGAGCCAATGATGGCGCTTTGTGTGTCTCGACAGGCGCATTGGCGACATATTCAAACGGTACGCCTATGGTTGCGAATGGCGCGGTAAGAGTGAGCATAGTCCCATGATATTTGTACAAGCGCACCCACAAGCCAGGCCGCCAGCCATTGATAAAATTGGCGCAGTGCAATATGTCATGTGGCACCCTGTTAAATGTGACGACAAAACAGCATATTTTCTATTTCCCAATGGCGCAGAGTTAAAAACAAGCGCAACACCTGAGAGACTGGTGGCAAGAGGTTTAATATACTCTGGTCAAACGTTGAGACCCTGAAACCCGCCCTATACGGGAAAACCCCTAGAGCCGAAGTATCGAGACGCTGGAAGGATTCTGACCCTGTTGGTCGCACTGCTTCGGTGATTATAGAACGTTGTTTACAGTACGAGATTGACAAGGGCGACTTTGACGCCTCGATGAAGCTGGCGATAATTGACAGACTACTGCCCGGACGCGGCACGGTGTGGGTGCGGTTCGAGGAAAAAGAACTAGCCCAGCCTGTTGACGCTTTGCCCGGTGAAGAGGGCGGCGAGGCGCAAGTTATGCCCAACGCGCCGTATAAATACGAATGCACCCCAGTAGATTATGTCTTCTGGAAAGATGTGAGATATTCACCCGCTAGATGTTGGGATGAGGTGACATGGATCGCCCGTCGGGTGTACATGAGCCAAGATGACGGGATTAAGCGATTTGGCGAGGATTTTAAGCAAGTTCCATTAACTCACGAGCCTGTTGGCCTTGACGAGATGGAAAAGATGGGTGTTGAAGGCCTGGACGACATGAAAAAAGCCGTCGTTTGGGAAATATGGAGCAAGACGACAAAGCAGGTTTTCTGGGTGTCTGAGGGATACTCTAAGACGCTGGACATTAAAGACGACCCACTCGGTTTAGATAATTTCTGGCCATGCCCCAAGCCTTTATTTGCTACCCAAACCACTGAAACCCTAGTACCCATACCCGATTACAGCCTTTATCAAGACCAAGCCGAAGAGATTGACATGCTAACCAACCGGATAGCAATGTTAGTCGAAGCGGTTAAGGTCGTGGGTGTCTATGACGGGAATATCTGACATTATTCGCGGTTCAACGATAGCTTCGGAAACCGCAGCCGCGCAACAGATAAAAAGCCAATATGCTTCATTGAGAATAAAACCAAGACAAACAGAAGTGGCTCAGTTTGCTTCGGAAGTGCTGAGAATAAAAGCCCAGATAATGTGCGATTTTTACGCGCCCCAGACCCTTGTCGAGATGTCTGGAATCATGGGGACAATGGATGCTCAATATGCTGAGCAGGCCATTATGCTGCTCAAGTCTGAGCCAGCTAGAGGTTTCAGGATTGAGGTTGCCTCTGATTCACTGGTAGAAATGGACGAAGCCACCGAAAAACAAAGCCGGATTGAGTTTCTAGGCGCGGTCGGTCAGTTCATGGACAGAGCATTACCCGTAACCCAACAAGTGCCAGAACTCGCTCCTTTGATGGGTGAAATGCTGATGTTTGGTGTTCGCGCATTCAAAGGCGGCAGAATGATGGAATCTGCTTTTGATGAGGCGATGGCTAAACTGAACGCACCAAAACCGCCTGAACAACCGCAGCCTGACCCGGAGCAGATGAAAGCCGAGGCCATGATGCAGGTCGAACAGGGCAAAATGCAGTTAGAACAGGCAAAAATACAAACTCAGGGGCAGATTGAGCAATTTAAGGCTCAACAGGCTAAAGAACTGGAACAGATGCGGCAAGAATACGAATCGGCTAGAGAGCAAGTCAGACAAGAAGCCGAGACGCAACGCTTGCAAATGAAAGCCCAGATTGAGGCAGAAACC